GCTGGAGCTTGGGTTAAGTCGTACCAGAGAATCGCGAAACGCAATCGTTGGATTCTCCTTACCGCGACTCCGGGAGATACTTGGATCGATTATGTCCCCGTATTCATTGCAAATGGGTTCTATCGAAATGCTACCGAGTTCAAACGAGAGCACGTTGTGTATGCGCCTTTCACTCGATACCCAAAGATCGTTAGATACATAGAGGTAAGCACACTCAACAAATATCGCAACATGTTGTTGGTAGAGATGCCATACGAGCGCCATACAGAACGCATTCAACATGATGTGATCTGTGAGTACGACCAAGCACTATTCGATAAGGTGGTGAAGAGACGATGGAATCCATACACGGAGAAACCTCTGAAAGATGTAAGCGAGATGTTTCGCGTGATGCGAAGGGTTGTAAACTCAGATCCTTCACGACGTTCGAACTTGGGCGTAATACTGGATGCGCACCCGAAAGTTGTAGTCTTTTACAACTTCGATTACGAGCTGGAACTACTGAGGGATTATCTTTCGCAGAATGGAATTTACTACTCGGAATGGAACGGTCATAAGCACGAACCCGTACCAGAAACTGAGGAATGGGTGTACCTGGTTCAGTACACAGCGGGGGCAGAAGGATGGAATTGTACTTATACTGACACAATTCTGTTCTATAGTTTGACCTATTCTTACCGAAATTTTATGCAGTCCCACGGAAGAATTGATCGACTTGATACTCCGTTCACGTTGCTTCATTACTATGTTTTGAAGAGCAATTCGCTGATTGATAAGGCTATTTGGAACGCCCTCAGTCATAAGAAAAGGTTCAATGAGAACGCGTTTTGGGCGAAACAAATTAGGTCTGATCAGGTGTTATGGAACGATCCGGTGTGAAATAGGTATTAAGTACAAACTATGCGAAAATAGGTATTAACTTTTTTCTTGCAGCACAAACCTTTCTTATAAATTCGATGTTTGTACTTATTCTATTTACGCGGGCAAGAATAGTATGTACTTACGACTAAGTATCAAAGTCGTCATTTCTCAAAGGGTTTGGCTCTAGGGGGTTTGTACTTAATACCTATTTCACTACTTTTTGACATGGAAGGATGTAAGGATGGAAATCGAGTGGGCAGTCATCGAGGAATTCCCTGACTACCTGATTAGCAGTGAAGGAGATGTTGTCAACAAACATAGTGGGCGTTGGATGCATCTAAGTGAAACTGCGCATGGGGTAGTGAAGGTTGGGTTAGTGTTATCTGGAAAACAACACACAAGGTCAGTGAAGGTCCTGGTTGCTGAGAACTTCGTCCCAGGGCAGGATGAGGTCTTTGATACTCCGGTTCATCTGAATGGGGATAGAACCAACAACAGAGCGGACAATCTGGCTTGGAGGCCTAGATGGTTTGCGTGGGAGTATGCTAGGCAGTTCTCAAACATTACAGAGAAGGAGCGTATCGGACCGTTACGGGACATTGATAATGATGAGCGATATTTCGACATTGTGGAGTGTGCCACCCTAAACGGGCTGCTCTTCAAAGACATTCGTAAGGCGCTTGTCCTGAAAGAATCAGTCTTTCCAACATTCCAACGGTTCGAAATGGTGTAAGTACAAAGGTGTCGAAAAAACATCGTATCTAATAGGAGAAATGTCGAAACATCCCATATGATTTTTGCGAGGTGCCCCAAATGAGAGAATCTAAGTATCAGTTACAGCTTGTTAAGAAGCTAACTGACATGTTTCCAGGGTGTCACATTCAGCGAAATGACCCACGGGATATTCAAGGCATTCCTGATCTTACGATCTTTTGGCATGATCGTTGGGCTATGCTCGAAGTCAAAGAGTCACGTTCAGCGAGTTCTCGTCCTAATCAGCAGCATTATGTTGAACAGTTCGCAGACATGTCATTCGCCGCCTTCATCTTCCCCGAAAACGAAGAGGAGGTACTGGATGAACTTCAAAGATCATTCGGACTTATTGGGCAAACACGCCTTTCTAAGTCCAAGTAGCTATCATTGGATCAACTATGATGATGAGAAGTTAGCGCTTCGATTCACATCAGCCATGATGGCTAAGCGTGGCACTGATCTCCATGAGTTTGCACATCAAGCGATCAAACTCGGAATCAAGATGCCTAAGAGTCGTAAGACATTACATCTCTATGTCAACGACGGAATCAACTACGACATGAAAGTAGAGCAACCTCTTTACTATTCTGAGAACTGTTTTGGGCATGCAGACACAATTGCATTTCGAAATCACGTTCTTCGTATTCATGATTTGAAGACTGGGGTTCGTGCTACATCAGAACATCAACTCGAAGTGTATGCCGCTTTGTTTTGTCTTGAGTATGGGTTTTCGCCTTTCGAGATGAGCATAGAGCTTCGCATTTACCAAACAGATGATGTTCGAAAGTACTATCCATCTTCAGAACAAATTTCTGATCTCATGGTTACAATCATGAATCACGATCGAATAATCGAGCAACTCAAAGAAGGGAGTGTGTGGTGATCATTGAAGAAGATGATTATTTGGAACACTATGGCACCCCACGACATTCCGGTCGCTATCCTTGGGGCTCAGGTGGAGAAGAAGAACGAGCTACAAGAAACCAGGACTTTCTTGGTAGTGTTAAAGAACAACGCAAGCAAGGTTTGACCGATCCTCAAATTGCTGAAGGCATGAATATTTCTACAACACAACTTCGTGCCAGAATGTCAATCGCTTCAAATGAAAGGCGTGCCGCACTCACTGCTCAGATTGTTAGACTTCGGGAAGCTGGTAATGACAAATCAGCTATTGGCCGTCGTCTTGGTATTGCTGAGTCAGTAGTTCGTTCTCATCTCAAGAATTATGAGCAGAATAAAGAGGATGTTCTTCAAAGCACGGCTAATATGCTTCGGCAACAGGTAGCTGATAAGACATTCGTCGACATTGGTAGCGGTACTGAGAATTATCTTGGTGTTAGTGCTACTCGATTGAATACCGCAGCAACTATTCTTCGTGAAGAAGGATATGAAGTATGGGATCTCCATCTTCCTCAGGTTACCAATCCTGGTGCCTTTACTCGTTTCAAGATTCTAGCTCCTCCTGGTACTACTCGTACTGAGGTATTCAAGAATCGAGACAAGATCCAACAGATCAACACACCCTCTGATGATGGTGGTTTGACATACAAGAAAACTCTTCCACCAATAGGCATATCTTCTAATCGTGTTGGGGTTAGATATGGTCCTGAAGGCGGCGCTAAGATGGATGGAGTTATATTCGTTCGTCCTGGTGTCGAAGATGTCTCTCTTGGTAAATCTCAATATGCTCAGGTCCGTGTCCTAGTAGACGACACTCATTACCTTAAAGGTATGGCTATCTACAAAGATAACCTACCTGAAGGCACCGATCTTGTTTTCAACACAAACAAGAAGACTACTGGCAACAAACTTGATGCCATGAAGACGCTTGAGAGTGATGATCCATTGAATCCGTTTGGTGCTACCATTCGGAATCAAGTGACTAAGAAGAATTCTGCAGGTAAAGACGAACTAACTTCAGTGATGAACCTTGTCAATGAAGAAGGTTCCTGGGGTGATTGGTCTGATTCGATTTCATCTCAAATGCTTTCAAAGCAAAGTCCAAAACTGATCAAATCACAATTGGACATGACATTTGAGCAAAGGCAGAAAGAGTTTCAAGAACTATCAGCTTTGACTAATCCAACCGTCAAACAGAAGTTGCTTGAAACATTTGCCGATGAAACTGATTCTGCAGCAGTCCATCTCAAAGCAGCTGGATTCCCACGTCAAGGTTGGCATGCAATTCTACCTGTTGATTCAATTGGTCCGTCTCAAGTGTATGCACCTGGATTTAATGATGGTGAGCAAGTGTTTCTTGTTCGCTTTCCTCATGGTGGAACATTTGAAATTCCAGAATTAACAGTCAACAACAACAATCGTGAAGCTAAGCGCGCTCTTGGTGTCAACCCTAGAGATGCGATTGGTATTCATCATACCGTTGCTGAAAGATTGTCTGGCGCAGATTTCGATGGCGACACCGTTCTTGTCATTCCAAAAACAAGTGCTAAGATCAAATCTACTGCTGCTCTCGAACAGTTGAAGGACTTCAATCCTAAGCAGTCCTATGCTCCATATGATGGTATGAAAACCATTGATGGTGGGACATGGGACACTTCACAGAACAAAGCGGTGTTTGCTGCCGATAAGCGTGCTAGTAGTCAAATGAAACAGATGCAAATGGGTGTTGTATCTAATTTGATCACTGACATGACAATTCGTCAGGCACCCGCAAGTGATATTGCTAAAGCGGTTAGACATTCAATGGTTGTGATTGATTCTGAAAAGCATAGTCTCAACTGGAAACAATCCGCTTTAGATAACAACATCACTGATTTGGCGTTGAAGTATCAAGGTAAGAAGCGTGGTGGTGCATCTACTCTTATTTCAAGAGCAGAAGCCCCTGTATTCTTGGATGAAAGGAAAGGTCGTCCTGTTGGTGAAGGTGGCCCTATTGATAGGATTACTGGTAAACGCCAGTTCGTACCTACCAATAGAATGCGGAAGACTAAGAGTGGTGAATTTGAGGTAGCAAAGGTCAAGTCTAAGAAGCTTGCTGAAGAAGACGATGCGCACACCCTTTCTTCTGGTACCCCACAGGAAAGATTGTATGCAGATCATTCTAACAAGCTAAAGAATCTAGCCAATCAAGCTAGATTAGAATTGATTAATACCCCCAACCTCAAACAATCTGCCTCTGCTAAGAAGATCTATGCAGAACAAGTGAAAACACTTGACTCTAAGCTTCGAGATGTAGAAAGAAACCGCCCCCTCGAAAGACAAGCCCAGGTTGTAGCAAATGCCCATGTTCACCAACGGCGTCAAGCTAATCAAGGTATGGATGATGAGAGTGTTAGGAAACTTAAGAACCAGGCTATTAATGAAGCCCGTGTTCGTACCGGTGCTCAAAGACTCCGTATTGAAATAGATGACCAAGAATGGGAAGCCATTCAAGCAGGTGCTATTAGTCACTCTAAGTTGGATGCCATCTTAGATAAAGCCAACCTAGATACAGTTAGAAAGCATGCCACACCCAAGCCATCTAGATTGATGACATCTGCTAAGACACAAAGAGCTATGCAGATGCTTGCTTCTGGGTACACTAGAGCAGAAGTAGCAAGACAACTTGGTGTATCACTGAGTACATTGGATGCTTCTGTTAGTGGTACTGATGATGGTGAATAGTACGTACATTCATCGTCAATGTTGTAACAATGAAAGGAGATTGAATGATTGTATCAATGCTAACAACTGTTGACAATCCTCATGATCCTTTTGATGATTACGATTCTTGGTACCAGTGGGATGAAAGAGCCGCCTACCACACACCATCGTTCCTTGCTAGAGTTGCAATAATTTCTGTTGAAATGTCGGAGCCCGATCAGGTCTTTGCTATCAACTCAGCGATCGATGAGATTGTGAAAGAGAATGTAACTGGAGTTTATCGAAAGGTCACTCGAGATATTCCAGTTGGATAGTTGAGGGTGCAAACTGCATAGGGGGAGGGGGGTCTCGCAGAATCTCCCCCCCTTATGCATCGCCCGCCTTTC